AACTACCCTCGTCAGTTTCTACTTGGATAACTTCCGAATCAAGTGCGTTACCATTTCGAGTAATATCACTTTCTATTGCAGTTTCAATAGCTGTTATTAATTCATTTCTTTTAGTATCTATATTGGCCTCTGCACCTTTAACAAAACCTAAGATTACAAAGTCAATAGTACCTGTTCTAGTTCTAGCACCAGAACCTAATTCAGCATCATCTCTGTTTTCTTCAGATGTTTGTACTATTACTGCTGGATATTGTTGTTCAGATAATTCGTCTAATATAAATGGTTGTCTAGTAGCTTTCTTAATTGCTGGGCTACTAATCGCTGAAATAGTAGATAATAATTCAGATGCTATATTTTCTCTTACACTCATATTCTTGCTTTCCTAAATTCCTTTGCAACAAATCTATTAAATTGTTTTCTAATTATATTTGCTGTTCTATCATTAAATCCAAAAAATTCCCTCTTATTTTTTCCTAATACTTGATTAAATACTGCTCTTTGCCTCATTTGTGAATTACTAAAATTAATACTAACTTTATTAGTTCCTGTTTTTCTAATAGTTCTACCAGATGGAGTTAATGCACCTAACATTCTACCAGAATAAAATAAATCTACTTTAGTAGCTTTTCCCTCTCTTTGTAATTGTTTTAAATAACCAGCAGAATATGGAACAAATGGTCTATCTCTAAAATCTATTCCTTTAGCTGTCTTAGTTCTAATAATATCTAATAATTGGAATCCAGCTTGTAGTATTCCTTTTTCAATTATGCTTTTAAATTTTCTTTGTATTCTTGCGTATCTTTTTTGAATAAAATCAGCATTAGTTTTGATCTTTAAATCTAAAGCCATTATCTAGTCAATCTTCTAAATCCATGTAAAGGTTCTCTCTCATTTGATACAATAGTTCCTGAAGAATCTACATCATATTCAACACCATCTTCTAATATCATTCTCCATTCCATATTATATTGGCTCATGTAATATTCAGCCATTCTTTCAAATCTATCTTTTTCTGTTTCTGGTCTAAATTTAGTTAATGCTGGTAAATAGAATCTTCCAAGAAATAAATAAACACCAGCCCGTTCAAACTGATCTAAATTAACTTTAGTATTAACCATCTCAGCAGTATTAAGAACTGTAATATCTGTAAATATATTAGTCTTATATACAGGCCACCATTCTATTCTTAACTGTCTTAAAATATCGTTAGTTGTTTGAGCAAGGAAGTTTAATACTTCAGTAGAGCCAGATGCTAAACCAAATTCAAACGCATCAGGTTGATATTTAGTTACATCACTTGCAGTTATAACATCTGCACCAGTATAGTTAGCCATTATTTACCCCAATAAATTAAAAAAAGAATTATAGTTACGATAGGTGCTATAAACAGAAGATTATTCCATGTCTTTCTGTACAGCCACTTCCAATTCTTTCTTATCTTTCTCCAAATCAGTTCGTACATTTTTTTTCTTCCTCACAACTTTTTTCTTTTTAGGTTGTTCTACCTTTGTTTCTTTTACAACATCTTGAACAGGTTTAAAACCTCTAAAATCATACATCACTTTATTAGTTTCATAATCTAATTCACTTCTAGTGATTGTTTTGTTTCCTCTTTTCAGAGTAATCATTTTTTCATTTGATAATACTAATTTTATCATTGTTTCTCCTTATTAAATGCAAGGGGGATTTCTCCCCCTCACAAATTATCTACTATTGGATAGATGAATCGTAATGTAATTCAATTCCGTAAGTGTCATGGATTTCTCCAACACCATATACAGAAGTTGCTACAATTTCATCTGCTCTTAGAGAAGCATCTCTTTGAGTTTCGATTTTAACATCTTGCATCATAGCGATTGCTAATGCGTCTTTGTGCATAGCACCACCTTTGTAGTCCCCAGCAGTACCAGTATTAGCCATGTTTGAAGTTTCAAATATTGGCATACCAGCTAAAGTTCCAATGAAACCAGCTCTTAGTGCTTCATTAGATGTTTCTGTGTCAAGACCAGCAAAAGTGTTAGTTAAGCCAGATTTTAGATCGTAAGCGATTTTAGGGTGTAACACAACTGCACACTCACTAGCTGGTAATGCATTTGCTCTTAAAGTTGAAAGAGCATTAAAGATTACAGCTGGAGAAATAGCAGTAGTACCATCTCCTAATGCAGTTGCAAAGCCATCAAACAATGCAATTAAGTCAGCATCTTGTTTTCTAGCTAATGCTTCCCCAAATAATTTACCAATATCTCCAGCAACATTTCTTGGTGCAGAGTTTCTTGCTAAATCAGTTAGAGTAGTCATAACACCTACTTCAGAAGCAGTAATAGTTACTGAAGTTGGGTTAATCGCTGTGTTTGATAAGTCAGTTGCTTCAGCAACAGCAGATGCACTTACTTGTCCATATACTGGTACTTCTACTGATTTACCACCACCTGTGATAGCATAGTTTTTAACTAAGTTTCTCATGATGGATTTTTCAGAAGCAACGAATTGTGCTTCTGCTACTATCTCTGTGTATAGTTCCGATAGTGTAGAACTTGTACTTTCGTTAGCCATTTTTATTACCTATAAAAGTTATTTTGTTAAGTTTATCTCAACAGCCCCTGAATCTCGTTTCTTCCTATATTCTGCATAGGCTTTACGATCTTCTGGTTTTGTTAAGTCCAAGTCCTGTAGGTTAAAAGGTTTAACAGTTTTACCACCGACAGCACTCTGGCTTCCTGAACCAGACAAAGACCCTTTACGGAAATGTGGGTTACTGTCTAAGAACTCTTTAACTCTTTCTTCAATCGTTAAAAGTTCTCCTTTTGCGTTATATCGTACATTAGAATTATTATCAACTACTTCTATTCTACCATCATCTGTGTACTTAACTTCATCTTTAAGCAAAGCAACAACTTGACTTGGGCTGATAGCATTATTGTTAGATGCAACAGAAAGTATTGAATTATCAACTTTTTCTTTCTTAATTTGTTCTTTGAAAGAATTAAGTTCTTTTTCTTTTTCAGATAATCTTTCTTGCATTATCTTTTCTAAGTCTTGCTTAGTCTTAGCTTCTTCTAATTGTTTTTGTCTTAGAATTTCAGCTTTTTGTTTTTCTTCTTCTTGAAGTTTCTTTTCGTATTTTCTTTGTTCAGCTTCAAGTCTAGCTTTTATAATGTTATCTAATTGTTCTTGAGTAAAAACATTAGATTTAGTTTCTGCTGTATTTGTTTCAGCAGTAGCTTGTGTTTCTTGTTTTGGTGTTTCAGTTGCAGTTTCTTGTGCAACATTTGTTTGTTCTTCGGACATTTTTTCTCCTATAGTTTATATTATTAGTTCGCCTTTACTGTCATACCAATCAGGATTGACATAAGACCATTGATGACGACAGTTATAACCACCACGAACAATCAAAGGGTCGCCAGATTTTTTACCTGACCAACTTTGACTAGCCCATAATCTTCTGACTTCATCAACTGTGAAAAGTCCACCTTTCCGTCTATCGTATACCCCATTTATTACATTTCTGCAAATAGTCCTAGTTGTAGGTATTACATCTCCATAATATTTAACATAAGTTAAACCAGCATCTTGAGATTTATTGAAGTTCAAAGTAGCATCAAAATCTCTAAGAGAATCATTAAGTATTTGACCAGCATATTTTTTCATATTCTCTCCAGCCCTATCTCTAGCAAATTTACTTTGTAAAGTTTGGATAGCCTTATCAACTGCTGATTGTTTAGACTCTATAAACTTATTCTCATTTACAAAATCAACTAATCTATTTATTTCAGGGTCATCTGAACTAGCATAAATACCATTGATTGTTTGTCTAAGTTCTTTTTCAAGTACAGCAAACTCACTTCCAATAAGTGTATTTTGATAAACCTTATCTGCTAATTTTCTAGTAAATGTATTTGATACATCTTTAAACTGAGTAAAATATTGTTGCTTTAGATTTTGGATTAAAGCTAGATCGCCTTTAGTTAGTTCTTGAAACTCTACAGGAATATTACCAATTCTTTTAAATGCTTTCTCAATTCGTTTAGCTTGTTTATTAAAACCATCTCTAACAACTGTATCTGACCATTTTAAATATTCTCTTTCCAAGATAGCTTTTATTTGTGGTCTTATCGCAATAGCTGATTGAAGTTCTACTAACTTACCATCTGTTAAAGGTAATCTACTAGCAGAGGCAATTACTTCTCGTTCTATTTTATCTAATGTGTTGATTAATGATTTGTAATATTGTGCTTCAGCAAGTTCTATTTGCTTAATTCGATATTCCGTTGCGTCTTTGACTATATCTGCCATTCATCTATATTTGCTCTTGTGCCACTTCTTGATCTACTTGTACTGCCTCGTCTTGAGTAAATTCTCCAACTTCAGTTTTAATATCTATCTCATCAAAAATAATATTTAACTTCTCATCATCATCAACTACTGCTCTAGCAATTTCTTTATCAATTTCTTTTGATAATGTTGGAGATTGAACATTGATTGCTTTAGCTTGTTGATAGAACATTAGATCAGTTGCATAATCTCTAATATTGAAACTATCAGGATAATTTATTTCTCCATCAAATTTAGCATTTTGGAATAAAGCATATAATCTAAATAATTGTTCTTCAGCTATTTGTAAGTTATCAGCTTTCTCAGATAGTCTAGCATTAAGTAATTCAAATTCAGTTTGTAAAGCTACACCAGATGATATTCCTGTCTTTTGAGTT